GCGTCAAGCAGCAGATGTACAAACAGAATGATTGCAAGTACAGCAATCCATTTGTTTTTTGACGCAATCTGAGCATCCTTTTTAATAAGCAGTGAAGATTGGTCTGCAATTGTTGTACCTGAAGAAACTTTATAAGTTGAATAATCAGACTGTATCTGCGAAGTTTTGTCACGTTCTGCTTTCAGACTGTCTGATAGTGTTTTAACCTGTATTTTCAGTGTTGCAACCTGTTTTGTAAGTACGGGATTGTCAACGGTAACTGCTGTCTGCTCTATTGCGTTCGTCGTATCAGTGACCGCCTGTACCGACTCGGCGCTTGTAGTCTGTAGCGACTGCAGGTCACTTATAGATGTATCGACCGCGGCTGACTGCTCAATCAGTTCTGGCGGAACTGTTCCGGTTGTTGCACATCCCTGCATGAGAGCGCAGATAATAGCAAGCAGCGGCAGGTAAATCAGCGTCACTACCCATGCAATTTTATTGTATCGGTGTGTCATTTGTCTTACCTTTATTAAAAATTGCCTTTTGTGCAACATTTCCGCCGATGTACAGCATCGACACCAAACCAAAATACTGGAAAATTGTTTCTTTCGGCAGATCTGTTTTGAACAGCGAAACAATGGCAATAATGAGCCATACAATCCAGACTTGAAATTTTCGACTTTTCAATTTATTTAACATGCTACCTCTATTGTTAATATCCGCTTGCTGTCAATCCATCCGAGCTGAGCGCATTTTGAGCCACCCTCAATCGGATCAAATTCTATTTCTCCATTCCATGGAATACATTCTCTACCTGTCCCAGCAGTAAAATGCGTTCCGTCGTATTCTTTACGCATCAGACAGAGCAACTCTTCTTCTCCCGATTTTGGCATGTATTTTTCAGAAACGCGTCCACTGTATTTTGTACAACGAGATTTTGAGCCGAGCAATTCAGCGGCATAGTTATAAACACCTTCGGCATTCCAAACAAAGCAGCCATTAAAAGGCTTTCCGCCTTTCCAAACCTCCGCACTTATCCACGGTTTTATAGTACCGTCTTTGTATGTAAAAGTTTTATTCATACACGCAACATAAATGTCTACGACATTTTCATTTGAAAAATGTTTCTGCCATCCGGTTGACTTTTCAACCTTTTCAAGTATTGAACAGAAAAAGCATCCCCATTCGTTAATAAACGGTCCAAGTTCTTCATTTGTCTGCCATTTCATTAGTCACCTCACTTACAGTGCTTGCCGATATAATCAAATGCATAAGTGTAATGTGCCTTAACAATGTCAGTTTTGTAACTTTCCGGCAGATTAACCCAGTAATTAGACATCTTCACCGCATAGCCTGATGATAACATTTCATCATGTTTTCCGTCGCACCATGCATAATATTTATTAATATCATTGCACCAGTCTGCATACATGGCAGAGTTTGACTTCATAACTTCACATTGAGTGTCCTCTGTTATTTTTTTAACATCCTGAATTTGGTCGATTACTCCGCCGTCTTTGTTAAGAACAGAATTCACCGATTCCGCAAACTGATAATTTGCGTAGTCGCTCATTGTTGACTGGATGTTTTTCTGTGTCGTCCAGCTTGAGAATATTGATATAAACAATATTCCTGCAATAACATAAATGATTTTTGCCGTAGTACTTTTTAGTGCCGCCATAATTTTGTCCCCCATTATTTAATCCTCCTATTTATTCCGGAATATCCGGCCATACAACTTTTTCAGGTTTGGTTTTGAATATCTTCTGTTCCGGCACGTCAAGCAATGCCTGTCTGTATGCAGTCCATTTTTTCTGTTCCTCTTCTGACATACTGTTCCACACAAGTACTTTTTGCATCGGATCAACTGTTTTTTCAAGCAGCCTGTTCCGTTTGTCCCTTACGGTTTGTTGTGCTTCAGCTAATTTTTCGGCATCGGTTTTTCCGATAACTATTTCCCCGTCTATTAATCTGATCAATCCGCCTGCTGCATAAAAGTCGCTTTCTGAAACAGTCGTGTCCGGTTGGGTAACTCCGTCCATTTCTTTCGCTGCATCTAAACTTGTATGCCATACAACTTGCTCGCCTTTTTTAAACACATAAATCATAATTGCCTCCTATAAAAAATGTCAGAAACACAAAGCAGGGGCGACCCCACCGGACGCATTGCTCGCCACATCGGTGTAGTCGGAATCGCCGCTGTTGGGGGCGCTCGCGAAGTCCGTAATATTATCGGATCGATCATCCGATAACCACCACCACCATCGAGTGCCGTTGTATTTTTTTATCCGCACAGATGGATTTAGTACATAAAGCGGATATTGCATAGAGGATCCTCCGTGATATCCCGTATTTCCGCCATTTGCGTAAAATCCGTGAGTACCAAATATTTCAAGTAAAGTCGGTAAAAAAACACCTTCGGTCAACCAGTAACTGCTACCGTGAGTTGACACCAGACGGTTTATACTTATTGGTGCAAATCCCAGCATGGCAGTAATTCCTGTTGCGAATACTCCAGACAAAAAGGTATACATTTCGCTGGCTGCATATCCGCCGGTATTCGTGTCAGTGGAGTTCATGCGGTGCTGCAGAACGACGTTTGCAAAATCCCATACCGCGTGATGTGTTGTGACATCGATATTTGCGCGGACCCTGTAATAGTGATCAAAACCGATTATTCGAAGTTTTAAATTTTCATACGAGCTACTCCATGGATAGGACGTTCCGTCGACTGTCAGTCCGTTCGTAAAATTAATATAATCGCCCAGCCTTAACTGGTCAAAATTCCCGGCCGACGTCATGGCTTTTATCGCTTCAGCAGTGGCTTGAGGTGTTGAATATCCGCCAAGTTCCTGAAGATTACGGGGTTTTAGTCCCATCATTAATGATGCGCTTGTTGATATATTGTTAGAGCCCAGCGATAGTGGTATCCATGTAATCGTTCCGGCAGTAGCGATATACCCGAAATATACATAGCCGCCTGTTCGGAAGGCGAGGTATCTTGCTCCAATTGCCGAAAATCCTCCGCCTATACAGGTAATATAGTAGGTATTTGCATCCGGCACATTTGCAGCCGACGCGCCAAAAACGGCAAAATCACCTACATGGGGAAGAGAAGTTATCACATCAGTTGAAAGAGCTGATAATACTGCGGTATTTGCCACAACTCCCCGGTTAAGTCCTGCATAATATTTATTCAGCACGGACGACGCCGTATCCCAGAACATACCCAGATCAGACGCCGACGGAAGCTTGAAGTCAAGCGCGCTGATATATTTAATGTTATCAGTCGTTAAATTTTCAGCCATGTTTTACTTCCTTATTTTTGCTGTTTATATCGGAAATGATATTTTTAAGATATTCAACTACCATTATATTCAAACTGTCTGCTATACCTTTCTCTTCATCTGTGCATCCGTCCTTATCATATAAAACGGACGTATTAATATCGGCGAATGTTTCAACGTCTTTTTTTGCTTTTATCGTTATCTGTAATTGTACCATATACTATATTTTACAATCCTTTATTAAATACGTCAATGCTGTAAAAATGTATTGCATTGATTATAACATTGTGATACAATGCAATAACAGGAGGCTAAGAAAAAGCATGAAAAAAGAAAATGAAGAAAAGATGTATGTCAGAATTGATATACTGTGCACGGAATCGTTCAAAAAAGAGTATTTCTCGAATATCAAAGAAGGAAATAAATCCGACCATATCCGCGAACTGATGGAAAAAGACAACGATGCATTATCGAAGTCAAAATAAGTATCACGCCGTCAAGACGGAAATTGACGGCATCGTGTACGACAGCAGAAAGGAAGCAGTAAGAGCAAGTGAACTGAAGATAATGGAAAAAGCAGGAATAATATCCGACCTGAAGTTTCAGATACCATTTCTGCTGCAATCCGATTTTATTCACGACGGTAAAAAGTACAGGAAAATAGAATATTTTGCCGATGCAACATACTACGAAAACGGGAAATATATCGTCGAGGATACAAAAAGCCCTGCCACCAGAAAGAATAAAGAGTACCGAATAAAGAAAAAGATGCTTCTTTTCTGGCATCCCGATATCATTTTCAGGGAGAATCTATAATGGAGGATGAAAAGAAAAAGACAGAAATTTGTCCTGAAACGGGTAAAATATGTTATTCCGAACGGGAAGCGAGTGAAATTATAAATAGATTGCACCGAGGAATGACATATATTAATAAAGATGGGCGCAAAGCAAAAATAAAATACAGTGCAAAAAATATACCAAAGCGGAAATATTTTTGCACTTACTGCGGTACGTATCATCTAACGCATTTACCGTATTATAAGCATTATAAGGAGAAAAAAGAATATGAGTAATGAAGTTGTAAAATCTGTTTCTGAATCAGAATTTGAGATTATTCAGAGAAAAGCAAAATTGTACACTGCATCGGAGCTTGTTCCAAAAATATATCAGGGCAACACTCCGACGGCACTCGCAAATACCGTCATTGCTCTAAATCTTGCAAGGGCGATTGGAGCAAATGAACTCATGGTAATGCAGAATCTGTACATCATTCAGGGACGGCCGAGCTGGTCAAGTACGTTTATCATTTCGGCAATAAACACCTGCGGCGATTTTTCACCGTTAAGATTTGATTTGAAAACTGACGGTAAAGTATCTTTCGCCGGGAAGCAGATGGACAATATCGTCTGTACTGCAAAAGCAAATGACAAGGCTTCCGGGGACGTACTTGTCGGTCCGCCTGTGTCTATCGAAATGGCGATAAAAGAAGGCTGGTACGGAAAAAATGGAAGCAAATGGCAGACCATGCCCGAACTTATGCTACGGTACCGTGCAGCGGCTTTTTTCGGCAGGCTGTACAAACCTGAAATTCTCAACGGGATGCAGACTGTCGAGGAATCAAGCGATCTTGGTGAATTACGAAATGTAACTCCTGAAAAAGAACCTGAAAGCGTCGTAAAGACGGCAGAAAAACTTTCTGAACCGTCGGCAGAAAACGCGCTCAACGACGGATTTTCCCTCGAAACGCCTTTATCTGTTGAGGAAATGATTGTAAAACTGGAAGAATATTCGAGGGACGAAACCCTGCCGCAAACCGCATTACGGGAAGCACAGGCGATGCTTGAATCAGGAGAGGAAGACCCTGAAAAATTGCAGTCGCTTTTGAACAAAATCAAAATAGCAAAAAAATAAAATGCATTATCCCCGTTAATTCGGGGATATTTTATGCACTTTGCTGTTGACAAAACAATACATTGTATTATAATACCGGTATGGAGGTTCACAAATGAACGAAATGACAAAATCATCTGCCAAAGAGCAGGAATCGGAACAGGCGGCAGCTCTGCTTAAAATACAGGCTGATACGGTTGTGGTGACAAACAAAGAAGAGTATGACGCTGCTCTTGCCGTTGACAAAAAGGCACGGGAAGCGAAAAGAGCTTTTCACGAATGGTTTGACCCGATTGATGATGCGAGCAAAAAGCAGCGCGCGACAACAATTGCGCAGGGGAAAAAGATTGATGAACCACTTGATTATGTGGTTAAAACCATAAGCCGGAAAACATCGGCATGGTACGCCGCTGAACAGGCGCGCATCAGTGCAGAGCAAAAAGCGGCAGAAGACGCAGCGAGAAAAGCAGCAGAAGACGCAGCACTGGTGGCAGCAGAAGCGCTTGAAAAATCAGGTATGACGGCCGCTGCTGATGCTATTCTTGAAACTCCTGTTGTAGTCCAAAAAGTTGAAGTACCGAAATTTGAAAAGCAGGAGGGAATTTCGTATCGGAAACAATACTCCGCGGAAGTGGTATCCATGCCTGACCTGATTCGGGCAGTATTCGAGGGCAAGTCATCTTCGGCATATCTCATGCCTAATATGACTGCGCTCAATGCATGGGCGCGAGGCACAAAAGGTTCTGACAGTATCCCCGGCGTAAAAGTTGTAAAAGAAACTTTGCAAGCGAGGAAAATATGAAAAAGGAAGATTGTGAAAAAGGTCAGAAAATTCTTGATAAAATAAAATCAGTATCGAATGAACTTTCCGACATGAAAGATTATAAAAAAACGTCAACAAAATTTAATATCAGTTTTAATAATAAATTTGCTGATATTGATCAAGTTACATTCAACACGGTAATGACGATAATGATTTCTTTCAAAGAATCAGAATTAGAAAAGCTCCAAAAAGAATTTGACGAACTGTAATAAAAATCCTGCCAGAAATGGCAGGTAAGGTTTTTTATGAACGAAAATAAAATCATTGCCCTATCAACCAATTCCGAAAATATAGGCAAGAAAAAAGGACTCTTACTGCAGGCGGCAGCACGGTGCCGTCATAACGGTAAATACGAAATGTGTGCATTGTGGTTATCCATGTACAAAAAACTGGTGGCAAAATATGGAAATTAATGAATTAATTAAAAAGGCTCATGAAAATGCTGAAAACAAAGGATTTTATGAAGGAAAACCAGAAATTTCATCATTACTTATGCTTATAGTCACAGAAATTTCAGAGGCTTGCGAAGCTGACAGGAAAAACTATCACACAAACAAAAATGATTTAGATCATTTTTTAATGGATTCTGTCAGTAGATTAAATTATGAATTTTTTGTTGATAAAATAAAAGATACGTTTGAAGATGAACTGGCTGATGCCATTATCCGTATATGTGATCTTGCAGGATATTGTAATATTGATCTTGATAAACATATTCAGGCTAAAATGTTATATAATAAAGGTAGGCCATACAAACATGGAAAACTTTATTAAATTCAATCCCGAATGTCACGAATATTCTGTTACAGACAGGATTATCCCGTCCGTAACGCAGATATTGAAAAATGCAGGATACATTGACGACAGATATTTTACATCAGAATCACGGGACCGGGGAACTGCGGTACATGAACTGTGCAGACGATATACAGACGGCATCCGGACAGACAAAACAGGCCGTATCCTTGAATCGCTGGAATATGTCAATGCTTTTGCAAAATGGATGCAGGAAAAACATGTATACGTAATTCTGTCAGAAACGATTGTCTACGGAAATATTGACGGTCACGAATATGCAGGTAAATTTGATATTCTTGCAGAAATAAACGGGAAACGTGTTCTTGTTGACCTGAAAACAGGCGGGAAAATAAAATGGCATATGATACAGCTTGCGGCATATGCAGTTGGATTTCTGCCTGATGGAAAAAGAACAAATCCTGACAGGCTTATGGATCTGTATGTAACTCCAGACGGAAAATACAGGGAATCGTATATCAATCCTGTTGAGCTGCCTGAACAAATAAATCTGTTCAAAAATGCACTTTTAACTTGACATGTAATACACTGTATGGTAACATAATCAACGTAACGGAGGTTCAGGAATGTTGAAATTTGAAACGATGCCGATAAGTATAACAATATGCCCTGCAGGTAAATGTAACGGGCATAGCGGTTACATTATGGTCGGCAGCATCGAGTGTTCTCATTGTCCCTGCTATAAGGGAAATGGAGCATATCACAATACGATTATCTGCGAAGCGGAGGAAAACAATGTCAATGTCAAAAAAAGCTAAAGAACCGTGGGAAATCGGAGAAAGAATAAAAGATGGTCCTTCCGATTTTACAACAGTACATACAAGCGGAAAATCGAAAGACCTGCAGTATGATTTTATTCCTAAAAGGGAAAAAAGTATCCTGCTTGTTGAGAAAAACGTCGGGAGCCTCACGGAGCGAGAGTTTCAGGACTGCCTGTATCTGTCTGCATCGGCCCCGGTAATGTATCAATTTTTACAGAAAATGTATCTGTCTGAAACAGATGCAGACAAAGCAACGAAAATTCGCGCCATACTGAGAGCGGCAAGGGGAAGAAAATGAAAGGATATGATGATTTTTTTGTTGTAGAAAAAGAACAGATGCCACTTTATTTTTCTGACTTCAAATTTCTGGCAAATGCAATCAGCAGAGACGAAAACAGATATTTTATGACATTTGTTTTATGCGAAAAAGAAAATGACCATCTTGTTATGGCCGCAACTGATGGACGCCGAATACATTTACTGCGGCCTGTAAATGAAGATGATTTCGGCATAAAAGAGGGAACCTATAAAGTACTTGTCAATACTGCAAAAGAAATAATTTTTGCACATTGTGATGATAATTCCGGAATTATTAATCATGGCAAGTTTCCGAATTATAGGAAAGTTATGCCTACAGGAGAAGTCCGCGATACAATCGAGGGAATTTCATTTTGCAAAAGTGATTTGCGCTGCATTGTGTCTTTTTCAAGAAAATTAAAAGAAAAAGAATCAATAAATCCTGATTATCTGTATGAATTAGGAAAATTTACATGGGATGTGAAATTTTTTGAAGGTGCATTGAAAGCGGTTGAGTTTACGTCTGGGAACAAACAGGCTGTAATCATGCCAATGACGGATCTGTAACAACAAAAAGCCCGGACTTTTCATCCGGGCTTTATTATTAAGTCGTCGGTGTCAAGTCACAGTAAAGCATTTCGCGCGGATGTGAAACCATTACACCCGATACCTGACCATAAGCAAGCTGCTCAAAATCAAATCCGTTCAGTGTGTATGCCTGATTCATGGTGAAATCAACCGGAATAGACATTTTGAGCGTTTCAGGATCATTGCGGTACAGAACGTATCTGTCTTTACCTTCGGGATTGTATGCACTCTGGCAGTAGACCATCGGTACAATCTTGATTTCTTTTCCTGCCTGATCCTTAAACACCTGCTCAAGGTATGCTTTTTTGGTGATATTCGGATACAAGGAGCTTGCGGCAGAACCGAATCCGAGATAATCAGCAGCAGGAATCATAAACACATCGGGGAACATACGGGTGTAATTTGTGTTCAGGGCATATGTAGCGAGCACATTCCCGACGAATGTCTGAAATTCCGTATCATCCATAGAACTGATTTTCTTCGGAACGAGTGTCGTATTAATAGTTACGTCGGCATTGGTGATAAGTCCCGTCAGACTGGTATCAATATTCAGCCCATTGAAAGATGCAGCCTGAATACCGAGGTCCCAGTTCTTTTTGAGCGATGCCATTTTCCCTTCGACGACATCCCAGTTTCCGACATTAGCGGCCTCTGCAATTTCCGCTATGTTCCACGAGCATTTTTTACGCCATGTCTTGACGGGCATACGGATCTGTCCGAGAGCGACACTTGTCTGCGGAATACGGGAACCGCCCTGATTTACGAAGCCGTCCTCGAAATTTCCGCCTTCCTGAAATTCAAGATTCTGGACTATTTCTGATTTCCATGCTGCTTCACCGACATCAACGGGCATGTAATCGCCCGGCATAATTTCAAAAAATCTCTGTTTGATAACTTTTGCGCGAATAAAACTCATTGAATCAATGAGAAATTTAAATCCGCTGCTTGTGATATCAACGTCACCTGCGGAATTGAACAGTCTCATTCCGCGTATTGTCTGTTTAGCCATGTTCTGTTTATTCTCCTTTTTTTATGCGCCGGCAGTTACTGCGTCAGCTTCCACCATGACGCGCACAATGTCACCCTGTGCCGCTTTATCAAGCAGGTATCCGAGATATGCTTTTGTTCCAACAGCCTGCACACTTCCCGGTGTACCATATACGCCGGAAACTTTCGCGCCGCGATTCAATGCGGCAGATGCAACCAGATTGATAACGGCATCTTTTACCGCAATCTCTACAATCTCGCCCGGCTTGAATTCAGCCTGTTTCAGGTTGCGTTTTACAACGCCGAAAATAGTATCGGTGTCGGCAGTGCGTTTTGTGATAATCGGCGGCCCGATAACATCACTTGATCCGAGATCAGTAATTTTTACCGTCTCTCCGGCAACCAGTCTGTTGGTACTGGTATCATCGGGATTGTATCGGCAGGAAATAACATGTTCACCGCCGAAAAAACTCAAGTCAAGGTCGCCTACCGCTTTTCCCTGTTTGAAACTGTTTATACTCTGATAATTTGTCGCCATGTGTTATTTCCCTCCATTTCCATTCGCCACAAAAGAGCTGTAGAGCTTTTTTCCGCGCTCAAGCCGTGTAGACTGTGTATCAATTCCCTCAAGCGGACTTGTGCCTTCCGCATTTTTTGCCGAGTTTTTGAGTGACTGATTTACAACGCGCTTTGCAGGAGCAGAGTTTGTGACCGTTTTTTTGTTCGGATCATCTTCGCCCTTCGGGTCGGTTGTATCAGTAACGGCATTTTCCTCTACTTCTCCGCCTTCCTCCCCGGCTTCTTCTTCTCCATCGCCGTTCATTTCGCTGTATTTTGCTTTGAGATCAGCAACGGATACTTGTGTTCCATCAGGCATACTTATCATATCATCATCCTGCAATTCCTGCGGGAGGCTGCCATCACCCTGTTTCATCTGATATGCTTCGACAAGTTCGTACAGCGGTACTTTTGTTCCGTCCTCCATCGCAACTGTTGTTTCGGCATTAACCATAACAGGCTTATTGTCTGCATCCGGTTCTGCGTGCTGTGGCGCAACTGCAGCAGGCTGTGCAGGTTTTTTATCCGCTGCAGGGGCTGCCGCCGGAGCTGCGTTTTTCTTTTTCATCCCAAATAAGGCCATTATTCCATGCCCTCCTTTACTGTTTGCATAAATCTGACTTCCTTCATATCGGGGACGTGCTACTATCGCCATATGCAGATAGTGTCCGTTCACGACTTCTGAATCATACGGTATCTGATGCCATTCTCCGCCCTCTTTATCTTCGTCCACTTCATAAGCACACGAAACAGAAAATCCTTTTTGGTCGATTGCGTTAATTGCATCTTCGTCCCATACTGTAAATTCCACATACTGCCATCCATCATCACCCCAGTAAGGTATTCCCGTCACAAGACCCGATGCAGGATTGGCCGACAAATCAGAAAAGTTAAAACTGTTTGTTTTATCCGAGCCATCATGTTCGTTCGGAATAAAAATAACAGGACAATTTCTAAAAGTCGGCGCCATACTATCCAAAGCGGGCTTTCCCACAAGGACAGTACCCTGATCTTTATCATCGTAAGAGATTAATCCGGGTTGTATAAATCGGCATTTGTAACTCTTCGGTTCCATTTGCAACAGTTTCGTTCATATATTTATTTTTGTCAAGTTGTTGACAAACGCAAGTAATTGTATTACAATGGATTGCATGGAGGAAATGAATAATGAATAACTTTGAGTATTACAAAGATGAACTGATTAAATGGGAAAAAGAAGGTCCCAAATGTGCCACCTGCTTGGCGCGTGATGAATGTAACCGCGGTGGGAGCTGCCCAATATCATTTGCTGCATGGGGATTAAAAGAATATATTGCACCAAAACCGAAGATACATACCATGCAGGAGATATCAGATTTTTTCGGAAAACCGTTTGCAAAAGACAAAAATGGTAGTCTATTTTTATATAAAGAAAAGCCTATACTTAGTGGAACGTTTTGGCTTGGTGAATTGTCTTTCGGTATACCTAAAAGCAGTGTGTCAGATTGCGAAAGTCACGATTGGATAATTCTTGTTATGCCAAACACAGGGGATAAAAATGAATAACACGAATACCGCCGTGAGCATAAAATGTTCTGATTGTGGAAAAGAAATGATTGACAATGGGCTGATTGTCTCGTCTTTGATTGCTGGTACGCGAAAAGAAGAGCATCTGTGTATCGATTGTTATCATCATCGGTTCGGGTGGCAGAAACGTTGCGGATACAGCGGGACGAACAGTGTGGATCCCGAAAAATGTGACAGCGATTTTTATTGAGAGGTAAAAATGAAAGAAGTAGGAATGTTATTCAGCACGGACATGGTACGTGCAATTATCGACGGTAGAAAAACTCAAACAAGACGGCTGATAAAAAAGTTTCCTGCATCTGGTTATAAATGGGCTGGCTGGATTACTGATTCGACCTGTAAAAAAGAAATCGGAAGTGCCGCAATCGTCCCGACTGAAGATGATGTATGGAATCATCAGCGCGCAATTTATGCGAAACCTCCTGTTAGTATAGAGGATAAAATATACGTGCGTGAAACGTGGCAGGAATCATATGATAGAAAAACTGATTCTTGGAAACCTGTTTATTTTGCAGGAAATGAAAATAAATTGTGGATTGATGACGGTGGAATTATGAAATGGAATCCGTCTATTCATATGCCAGAAAAGTATGCGCGCATCTGGCTTGACGTTACCAGTATCAGTGTCCAGAAAATAAAAGATATAACAGAAGAAGAAGCTCTTGCAGAAGGCTTTGTTCAAAATGGATGCAAAGCACGTTCTCGCTTTTGGGGATACATGGTAGACAAATACGGTGACAGGGATAAGGACGAAAACGAATTTCTTGATAGCTGGTGTTGGGTTATTACTTTTATATCAAAGGGGCATGTATGACAAATAAGCAGTTTTTTATCGGATGTGGTATAATGATTGTAATTCTATTATTGGCGGTGTATTTATGAGAAAAAAGTTATTCTGGGTATCTTTTGTTCTTTTCCTCTGCAGTGCGTGTTATGCTTATGACATGACTAAAATCTATCAAATCGGTGATAAATCAGGTGTCCCCCGGTCTGTTGTCCGTGCACTTATGCAGGAAGAATCCGGCGGAAAAGAAGATGCAAAAAGCCGGGAGATAAACGGATATTGCAGTCGGGGGTTGTTCCAGATTTATGAAAACCCGGAAAATCTGAACTGGCTGCTTGATAAATTCTGGGATAAACCCAAGCAGGAATTTAACATAGATAATGCATACGATAACGCAACTGTTGCTCTCCGGTATCTGTCATGGCTGCACAAATGGAAAGGAAGCTGGTACGAAGCACTTATTTTTTACAACTGCGGCAGTCACCGGAATGATAAATCATGCGCCTATGCACGGAGAATAATTAACGCGAGGTGAAAGTATGGTTACTTACGAAGGAAACGGAAAGGAAATTGTTTTTATCTGCGGCCCGATAACAGGCGTTGAAGATTATCGTGAGAAATTCAATTCCGCACAGGAACGGCTCGAATCTATGGGGTACATAGTACTCAATCCAGCCTTGCTCCCCGAAGGAATGCCACACGATTATTACATGCCGATAACATGCGCGATGATTGACGCAAGCAAAAAAGTGTTCCTGCTTCCGGGATTTTCAAATTCGATAGGATGCGCGAAAGAAATTGATTATGCTGTATTATCCGGAAAAGAGGTAAAACGGTATGACTATAACAGGGACGCTGTATAAAATAATGGATACTCTGCCGGAACGGAATATTTCCGGCTGGCAGTTATTTGATATGGTTTCCTCTGTCACAGGGAAAAACACTTATCCGTCGACGCTTATATCAATGGCGCGGGATTATGCAGACATCACAGGCAGTGACTTTGATTGCGTAGACAGGCAAAAATCTATCTATCATTTTAAGCCATCCGGTTTTACAATAGGAAATTCTATTATTTGGGGGAAAGAATGAGAGAAATTAAGTTTAGAGGTAAATCGGTAGAAACAGGAGAATGGATTTATGACGATTTAATACATATGGCATTTACAGCAGAAAATAAAAGTGTGCCTGTCGGAATTAAATCTCCGTATAATTGTTATCCAGTCGAAGTTGTTCCGGAAACAGTCGGACAATACACAGAGTCACATGACAAAAACGGAAAAGAGATTTATGAAGGAGATATTGCGTGTGTACCTTATATTGATTGCATTTTCGGTGATTTAGTTGGCAAAGATATAGATTATGATTTTAAGTTTATTGTGAATTTCAAAGATGCAAGTTTCGTTTTATCAAATAAAGACAGAGGAAATATTTATATCAATGAATTCGGTAACAATATTGAAATTATCGGAAATATTCATGATAATCCTGAATTACTTGAGGTAACAAAATGAGCGATAATTTATTAAAATGTAGGGATTGTCTATATAACAATAATTATACAGATATATCAAATGATGGCTTTTACAAAAAACAGTATCATTCTTTTTGTGGGGTAAACAGTGGAGATGTTGTCCGTGTACCTTATGATAGGCAGATCTGTAAAGATTTCAAGCCAAGAGAGGCTCACTAATTTATTCCAGTATCCATATTTTCTGGCACCTGCAGTTATAATCTTCTCCTGCATGTGCTCTGCGTCCGGTGCGCAGGTCAACAACAGGAGGGGAATCAAAACTGATTATCTGGCCGTCAAGATGTTTGTGTGTCGCCCTTACTTTTTCGTCATGGCTGGTGCTCCACCTGTAATGACGCACTCCGGCTTCAGATGCCCTATCCATCGACAATTTGCTGAAAAACAGTCCTGTTTCCTGCCGCGCGAGAAATTGCGCCTTATTTGCGGTTATGTTATATTCGCGCTGGATCATGTCAATAAGTGATTCATCCGTGCCTGTAGTCTGGTATTCCTGAACCATATCGCGTAATCTTTTGATTTGTTCATCTTCCCAATTTCTGATATTTAACTGCTGGTTTTCCGTGTAATCCTGTCTTAGCCTTTTCTGTGTCCCTTCGGATATTTCAGGCATAACACCAATTTTGTACAAGTCCTTTTTTATGTCGTCCTGCATAATCCGTAACGGTAAATCATCACCCAAAGACAAATCTTTTATATTCCGGTCGATGTTGTTTTCGCATTCGTCAATAGCCCGATTCATGCGCGCCATAATTTGTTTCTTTTTGTCCTCCGCATACATTGCAGCG